AACATATAACTCCTTAAAATAGTTTGTTTATATCTATCTCATCTTCAGTATTGAAGTTTTGATAGTGGTCTGAATAATCTGGTTCTGGTTGACTAAAATACGTGTTAAAATTGTGCATAGTGTGGGTAGTAATATCATAATACCAATTACCTACAACACCCGTCACCCCTGTCCAACGACACTTACCTAGTGTAACCTTAGTGGTATTTTGTACAATAGGGTCTTCAGCGTATTTGTTCCTGTTTAGGAATATGTTTGCCCCTGCGCTTTTAGTAACTAAAGATAAACCAGATACATCATCTTCTGTTAATTCACGTTCAATACGTTTACCTGCCTTATCCGTAGATACATTACCTTTTCTCACATGGCAAACACAAGAGAAAGTTATACCATACTTCAAAGTATTTTTCATCCATTTAATAAAAGCTGTTTGTTCTTCCCAACTAGACGCATCAAATAGGTCGTTTAAGGGGTCTATAATAATCAGCTTACACCCATGTTTCTTAATTAAACGCTCAATCTGTTTGCGTACATTATCCAGACTACCTTCTCGGTCATCTAATAGTGCAAACCTTTCTTCACCATATTCGTTCATCTTCAAACGATTACGTGCTTCCATCACATGAGATTGTTTAATGAACTCTACAGCTTTCTCAGGGCTGTCAATGAGGTTGATCTTATACCCTACCTCACGACTTAACATAGCAATCATGTACTGTGCTGCGGTAAGCTCAAGGCTTACAATACCTACCTTGTAAGGTGAATTATAAATCCACTCACGAATGGCTTCGTTGACAGTGGTAGTTTTACCTGCACCTGTACCTGCAATCCAGTTTACCCAATAACCTAAAGGGATACCACCAGAGAATGCTTTTTGTAAATCGCACATAAATGCTGGTAGTGGGATTTTAGGTCTTAATAATTCTTCCTCTAAACCATCATCAGCATCAATAGAAGAAATAATACCATCATCAAGGTAAGGTTTAGCGCTAAAGAAGTCTCGTACAAACTGGTCTTGCTTGCCAGATTCTAACATCTTGTTAGGATCTTTCATAGTCCAATTTGCAATTTTAACTTTGTCTGCGGGTAATACCTTGGCAATTTCTACCATCGCCTCTTTACCTACCTCATCATTATCTAAACCTAGAATGATAATTTCAAACGAATCTAAGAAATCGTATTGTGCTGCTATCTGTTTAACTGCACTACCTTCACCCGTTGTAGGGCTGACAACAGCAATAGGCTCGAAGTTATCTTGCTTACGTTGTTTCTGGCTTTCCCGTAACATCTGGAAAGCAGCAACCTTATCTTCTTCACCACCAGTAATAAGGATGTATTTACCACCAGACTTGAATTTAACCTGTCCAGATAGTTCAGATTTAATCCCTGTACGCCCTTTGTTTAACATCCCAAATTTCTTAGGGAAGATACGAGATTTATATCCAGTAACTTTACCATCTTCGGTTTCTGGGTAGAAACGTGCAACAGCGTTTCCTGCGGAATCTCGTTTAGTTAAATGTCCGTAGAACTGATTATATTCATCTTTAATACCACGAATATCGTTACCTACGTAACCCGTATCTTTAATAAACTGAATGACTTCCTCTTTAGTCATTGGTTCTTTTTTAGGTTTAGCTGTTACTTTGGTTGAATCAACTACAACACCCCCTTCAATACCTAAATCCCCTGCTAGGCTAGATTTATTAATCATTGAAGGTGAAAAATATTGGCTACATGACCAACAGAATCCGTCATAAAAAACTTTACCGTCTTCGTCTATATTTTGATATACAGCTAAACCATCACTACTATGACAGTCATGTCTATCAGAACACTCACTGCCAATACAATGAAAATGCCCTACAAAATCTCCACTATCTTTCATTCATTTCTCCTCAACTAAACTTTCTATACCAATTCATATATTCAGCAAATGCACAAATAGCTAAATCAAAATCATGGAATCGTAGACCATTCACTCCAAATGAATACATGACTCCACCAAGAAACGTTCCATGACTCATGTATTTAATATCACGTTTATCCCACCAATACAAGTAGTATTCGGTATCTGTCTGATTCTGTAAAGCTACACCATAATCCAATCTCTCAAGAACTTGGATCACTTCTTGAATCTGTTCGTCTATTGTCATTTCAAAGCTCCTCTAGCCTCTAACTCGAAGCGCAACATACTAACAGTATCTTTCAATTCTGTCAACTCTAATTCCATATCGTTAATTGTATCTGTACGTAAAGCAATCAGAGCCTTGATTTCTTGATTAGTTAGTAACGGCATAGGTGATGGTAGGTGGTCTTCTAAATATTTGTAATATTTAGCGTCTTTAATCAGTGTCATGATACCTCCCGTAATGTTTGATTGACTACAATTTGAATAGCTTGTTCTTTGGTTGCTTGTGGAAACTTATGTTTAAATCTCTCCACCATCTTACTAGGATGTGGGTCACTCCATTGATAACCTTCATCTAAAAACATAACTTTAGCTTTCATGGACAGTAAGAAATCACGTTTAGGTGTCAACTTACCATCTTCATAGTAAATCTTACAGATTGAAGTTGACATTAAATCAACCACTTTAAACTGGTCTAGAGGCTCATTAAGCAGCATAATCTGAACAGGTAGGTCATACCCACTAACATCAAATATGCGACGTAAACAACGCATGGTGGCGTATAAAGAACCTAAGCGTTCAGTTTTAGCTACGATACGTTCAACATCAATACCCAATGTTTTAGCTAATTGTTTACGTGCAGCACCTACTGTCATAGCACTACTATATAAATAGAAATCTAAATCCTTAGCTTGTGTCAATAGATACCAATCTCTCGGCGCTCCTCCAGCTAGGATAGCATAAGGACTAATAACTTTCAGCTTATCTAAAATGTTATCAGCTAATATACGCTGTGGGTGGAAATCAATCATAATATCTCCCGTTAATTTTATCGAAATTGTATTTTCTTTTTACCATCTTTATCTCTCAAATCCCACAAACCTTCACTATAGATTTTATTACCTACGAATCTATCCTCTACAGCAAAATCAACCTTAATCGAGGGGTTTAGCTCTGACACTTGTGTAGGGTTTAATCTCCAATAAGGCATGATTGCGTTATTGCCAAAAACCCCTTGGCAGAATTGGTTTGGTGATCCAAACTTAGAAAAACAAAGGATTTCTGCAAACTCGTAGTGTGAACCGTTAGTGTTTACAGCAATGTAACTTTTGTAATCACCCCAACAACGACCTTCTGTTAAATCTGCACCCCATGTTACAAGGTAATATTTCAAATCCTTGAGCTTCTGGGTATGTTGTTCTGCCTTTTCTTTAGTGTCAAAAATGTTACCATCTTCTGTTTCAAACACTTCTTTAGTGATGGTCTTGATTGTCATGTGTTATCTCCTACATTTGTGCAAGAATAGTTCTAAGTCTTTCACCATACTCTTTTGTATTGTGATTGTACAACAAGTCATACATCAAAGGTGTTAACTTATCTCTTGTGTTTTTAGTAATCACTTCTTCCATCTGCCTACAAGCTAAGTCAATAGATTCAGTTAAATCTCGCTCATTCTTATAACTGACATGAACAGACATACCTAAATATACTTCAACAACATTCACTGCGTCTATATATTGATGGTCATAAACATTAGTTTCTAATTTAAGGGGTGGTATGACACAAAGCTCTTGTGAACGACCAACTACCACACCTTCTCTCAGAATTTCTCTTAGTGGTTTAATCATACATCACTCCCCAAGTTGCTCGTTAATCTGAGCCAATTCTAACTCTAAAGCAGTTTTCTTGTCAAGTAGAGATTGCTTGTTGTGTTCTTTCTCTTGACGTTTATGTTCATCATAGACATTGATAATCATGTCAATAGCTTCTTCTTGTCTCCACATACCCGCACTCATGTCCGAGATAACTAAAGAGTAGTCAACGTAGTAAGGGGAATCTTCTCGTGTCACGTATCTCACCTTCTCAAACCAAGCTTTAACAATCTCTGATTCTGATTTGTCTGGAACGTCTGAGTATGGTACTAACTCAAAATTAATTACATCAAATGGCGTTTTGTCATCATGATCCTGCCATTCCTTAACACCTATAAAACCTGTAATTGAGACATTAGAGACAGTGTAAACCTTACCAAGCTCTAAATCACCAGCATATCTAATTCTACGGACTTTATCACCAACTGCAAACTGTTTCATATTCATTCTCCTAATTAAATTTATTTATAAAAACTTTAATCATTCTACTCTGTTTGCTACTAGAACGCAAGAATTTTGTTTGTTTATACCACAAATCATCGAAGTAAAAGTTAATAGCACCAACTTTACCTTCTGGTCTTTCCTTCAACAATTGCATTTGTGTCCAAGATTTACCAGTACGTCGAGGTGTCATGAAACACTTAATAGGTGATGCTCTAACTTTAACACCAGCAATAGCTCCACCATACATTAGGATTGTGTTACCTGCTTGCCGCAATAAAGACTCTTGCATCAAACTTAGTTTAGACATAGATACCTCCCAATTAATCTGAAGCCATTATTACACAACAAAAAGCCCTCGTCAAGAGGGCTAATGTTTTATTTCACTAATTTTTCAGCTTGATTCTTAGTCTGCTCAAGAGACTCAAGTAATCCATTTACATCAGGATTATCTGTAGCCCATTTACGTAGCTGATTTGTAATGGCTTTACCTGCCAAGCTACCAGCTTCTTGTACAAACTCACTCTCATATGTACTCTGAATCAAGTATGCAGCACCAGCGTATTGCAATGTCTTTTCTGTTGGTAACAGAAGGTGTAGTGATAGCATTGTAACAGTCAACCATTTTAGCTTGTTAAAATGTACATCAACAACAGCTT